TTTTTGCGCTTTCAAGCCTTGCCAATAAAGGCATCAACTACTGGGCCATCAACAAGAAAGTTTTTGGCCTGACTGCCGACAAGTACATCTACTCAATGCCACTTGGCACTGTGGACGTGTTGAATGTGCTTTATCGCACAATGAATCGCCCAGACGGCACATATACCTCCTCCGCTGGAGGCACGGTAGCCTTGCTCTACGATAACGACGTGGACACATGGTGTCAACAAACATCGACCAACGGCAACGTGCAGGTGTTCTACGGCACGGACAACCCGATCTACGCTGGCTCGATTGGCATCCTGCCATACGTTTCAGGTGGCGGCTCTGCTGTGTGGTCGATCATCTATGAATACTCGATTGACGGCATCACATGGAACACGCTCGATGACCTCGGCGAGATCACCGTGACGGACAACGAGTGGGTGTGGACTGACATTGATCCCGGCCAAAGCGTGATGTACTACCGCGTTCGCGCCTACGGCGGAACAACACTTGCCTTGCGCGAATGGTACGTTGGCAACAACAGCCGCGAAATTCAGATGTCACGCCTCAACCGCGATGACTACACCAATCTGCCAAACAAGAACTTCACAGCCAACCAGCCGTTCCAGTATTGGTTTGACCGCACGATTCCTCAAGCGACCATGTATTTATGGCCGACGCCCTCTGATCCGTTTGTCCAAATGACTGTTTGGTACAACCGTCAGATCATGGACGTTGGCGCGCTTACTGACGAGTTGGAGATTCCACAGCGTTGGTATGAGGCCGTCGTGTTCATCTTGGCTCACCGTATGAGCCTAGAGTTGCCACAAGTCGCAGAGACTCGCATTGCCTACCTCGAGAAGATGGCGACGCAGTATCTGTATGAAGCCGAGCAAGAAGAACGCGACAAGTCGCCGATCTACTTTGCTCCTAACATCTCGGTGTACACAAGATAATGCCAGTCTTCCTCGACACCCGTGGACTTACGTCTGTTGCCATCGCCGTTTGCGACCGATGCAAGATGAAGGTTCCGTTCGTCACGCTGGTACAGGACGGCAACACGCCGGGCCTGCGCGTGTGCGAGGATCGTGGTTGCCGAGATGAACTTGACCCCTATCGCTTGCCAGCGAGAAAAACCGAAAGGATTAACCTTCGGTTTCCTAGACCAGATGTCAGCGTCGCGGTCGAGCCAGATGGAATTGTCACCAACCCAAGTGGCGATTGGACGCTGTCACCTGAACAAAACACTCAGACTCCCGAGAACAACGGGAATCTGGATAACCTGAGTCCGAGTCCCTAATGGCAAACGTAACCATAACCCAACTACCAGCCGCCGGTGCGATCACCGGCTCTGAACTCGTCCCTATCGTTCAAAACGGTGTGACGGTTCACACTACCACGGGCGCTATTTCGGCTTCTCCGAGTCAGACGCAGACCTTCCTGACGAAGAATCAGGAGCCGTCGCTTCCGAACAGCCGCTACTTGTCGACCGATGGCAACCTCTCTTTGGCTGACGGTGGGGCGCAGTCCTACTACCGCATCAGCCTAACTGGTGCCGCCGCAAGCCTGAACTCCGTTGGCAACGGCATCATGGTCAAGACTGACTCGGTCACCTTGACGAATCGAACCATTGGCGTGTCGACCGCTGGTATCAGTGTTGCAAACGGCGACGGCATTTCCGGCAATCCAGCAATTTCTTTGACTGGTTTGCCATTGGCGCTGGCGGGATTTACTGGCACTGGTTTTGTCAGCATTCAGAACGGCACAACTTTGACTCCCGTGTCCATCAATGGCACGGCCAATCAAATTGGCGTTGCAAACGGGAATGCTTCTGGCGGCAACCCTCCAATCATTTCTATTGTCGACAACCCCGTCATCCCCGGTGTTGCTGGCATGGTTTTGCCTTCTGGGCAAACCGCAAACCGTTCTTTGACGCCCACCAACGGCACAATCCGATACAGCACCACTTTGAGTCGCTTTGAAGGCTATCAGGGCGGTTCTTGGACGACTTTTGGCGTCGGCGACGGTACGGTGACTAATGTTGCGGGAACTGTCGATCAGATTGACGTCGTCAACGGCTCAACAACTCCAACGATCAGCATCACTGACGACCCGATCCTGCCGGGTCTTGGTGGCGTGGTTTTACCAAAGGGCACAACAGCACAGCGTGCAACGCCTCAAAACGGCCTGATTCGCTACAACACCACCACAGAGACCTTTGAGGGCTACGCAAACGGCGTATGGGGCGGTATTGCGGTCGGTGTAGGCGTTACCTCGGTTGGCACTGGAACGGGCCTAGAAGGTGGCCCAATCACGTCCACAGGCACTATTTCGATCTCCAACACTGGCGTGACCGCTGGAAGTTACGGCTCGAACTACCAAGTACCGACTTACACCGTAAACGCGCAAGGTCAACTTACTGCCGCCGCAAACGTCAGTATCTCGGCCACTGCCATCGGTGCGGTGACGTCTGTTTCTGGCACGGCCAACGAGATCACCTCTTCTGGTGGTCAGACTCCGGTCATTTCGTTGCCTAACTTACTGAATTTCACTGGCAAAACGATTATTGGCGGCATTTTCCAAAACGTGGCGATCAACACCGCGTCGACGATTGACGCCTCTGTGATCGGTGGAACTACACCTGCGGCTGGTACTTTTACCGCGTTGACGGCCAACACCGATGTGACTTTGGCCCCATCTACGACTGGCACGATCAACAACGTCACCATTGGCGCGACAACACCACGCGCAGGTACTTTCACGAACTTGACAGCCAACACAAACGTTGCGCTGGCTCCTTCGACGCTCGGCTCGATCAACAATGTGCAGATCGGCAACACAACACCTGCCGCCGCGACATTCACCAATTCCGCGATGACAACTGGTCAGGTGACAAACCAGCCAACCAACCCAAGCGACATTGCAAACAAGGCGTATGTCGACAACCTTGCTGGCGCTGGCTTGACCATTCATACCCCTGTGTATTTGGAATCACCAAGCACAACAGGGAACTTGACTGCAACCTACGCAAACGGCGGAACTACACCAACATGGACAACAATTGTTGGCACAAGTATCGTTGAAACCGGCTCTGCACACGGTTTGGCAATTAACGATGTAATTGTCTTCACATCAACGACAAACGGCATTACGTCAGGTACTCCGTATTTCGTTCATAGCATCCCTTCCTCAACTGGAATCACGCTCTCGTTGACGTATAACGGCGCATTGATTAACACGCTGACTGCTGGTACTGGCCTCACAATTGGAAGCCGAGCAAATTCAGGTGTTGGCGCAACTCTGACCAATGCAGGTACGCAGGTAGCGCTTCAAATTGATGGTGTATCACCAACTGTCGGCCAAAGGGTTTTGATCTATAGTCAAACCAACGGCTTTGAGAACGGCGTGTATACGGTCACTGCGACTGGTAGCGGATCAACCAACTGGGTTTTGACTCGCGCCACGAACGAGGATACATACGCGCCAGCGGCAACCAACTCGCTTGGTCAAGGAGATTACTTCTATGTGCAGGCTGGCGACAGCGGCGCAGGGGAGTCTTACGTCTGCACAACCAACGGCACAATTGTTTTTGGCACAACCAATATTGCATTCACGCAATTCAGCGCCGCTCAGGTTTATTCCGCAGGCACTGGCCTCACGTTGTCTGGTACGCAATTCAGTATCACCAACACAGCGGTGACCGCCGGCTCCTACGGCGCGGCCAGCAAGACGCTCACAGCCTCTGTCAACGCCCAAGGGCAATTGACTGCGCTGGCTGACACGCCAATTGCAATCGCCAACACACAGGTCTCTGGCTTGGGCACGATGTCTGTCCAGAATGCCAACAACGTGGCAATTTCGGGCGGCGCAATCAATGGCACATCAGTTGGTGCAACAACAGCGTCTACCGGCGCGTTCACAACTCTTGACGCAAGCGGAAATGCGACCGTAGGCGGCACTTTGGGCGTCACTGGCACATCCACCTTCACCGGGTTGATTTCAGCCAATGGCGGCGTTTCTGGTGCAGTTACGTCGTCAAGTGTGACCATCACTGGCGGCACAATCAATAACACTGCGATTGGTGGCACAACACCGGACACTGGCGCGTTTACAACTCTGTCAGCCAGCAGTAATGCGACGGTTGGCGGAACATTGGGTGTGACTGGTGCATCGACCTTCACTGGTTTGATTACCGGCAACGGCGGCTATACAGGCGCTGTGACATCGTCTAGCGTGACTTTGACAGGCGGAACCATCAACGGCGTGACCATTGGTGGCACGACTGCGGCGGCAGGCACTTTTACCAACCTGACTGCCTCGACAAGCGCAAACTTCAGCCCAACTGGCGCAGTGACCATTAGCCCCGGTACAGCCGGTTCGATGGACAACATGGCGATTGGTGGCGTAACCCCACGCGCTGGTGCATTCACAACGATCTCCGCAACTGGCGACGGCACATTCTCTGGCACTGGTCAGATTAAGTTGCCCGCTGGAACATCACTTCAGCGTTCTGGAACTCCCGCAAACGGCATGATTCGTTACAACACGGATACTGTTGGTTTTGAGGGGTACTCAGACGGCGCATGGGGCGCTTTAGGTGGTGGCGGAGGAGCGGTGGCGGATGGTTGCATCTACACCAACTTCCAAACTATCTATGGGAATTTCACATTTGATCCAACAACAAACGGCAGTTCTGTTGGCCCGATCACAATTGACTCCGGTGCAATTGTGACTGTGTCAACTGGAAGTCGTTGGATTGTTTTGTGATAACCAATAAAATCATTTGCAAAAGGAGCAAATATGGCAATCACTCTTGATGGAACGCTCGGGCTAACGCTCCCGACACCTCTGACCCCCGGGAACGGTGGTACGGGCTTATCTAGCGTTTCCAGCGGCGCATTGGTCGTTGGCAATGGAACCTCCGCAATGACGGCGTTGAGTCTTGGTACTCAGGGTTATGTTTTGGTTGCTGGAGCATCTGCGCCCGCTTGGGGCGCTCTTTCTGGCGGAACTTTCTGAGGATAAATCATGGCACAAACAGGCTACACCCCAATTCAGTTGTACTACAGCACTACGGCCACTCAACAGCCTTCTGCTGGCAATCTTGCAAACGGCGAACTTGCAATCAACATTACCGACAAAAAACTCTATGCCAAAGACAACACTGGCTCTGTGTTTCTTTTGGCCTCTGCTGATGGCACTAGCGGTACGGTTTCGACCGTCTCTGTTGTCTCCGCAAACGGTTTTACTGGCACGGTTGCAAACGCAACAACGACTCCTGCGATCAC